GAACATTCCTAATCATCTAACACCTCCAAGACTAACTGTTAAAATTCCTGTCTACTATATAGAGAGGTTACATTAATAGTCGGTGTAGTACTTAATTTAATTAAATTATTTCATTATTCTCTCTTAACTTTGTTGACCAGAGGAACTAATTAAACAAGCACTACTATATAAATTAGTATTACTACACGTTACTCCAAGTTAGAGCTTTGTTAATTGCTCCAGCAGACGTTGTAGAGAGATTAGCACTACTAACACTACCAATTAATAACTGAAATCCACGTACACATCATTTTAAAGGCTCTTAATAGGGCTTTATTAAGATTAGCACTACTAACACTTATTAAATAAGTACTACTAACAATAAATTACTATATATTAGTACTACTAATACTATTACTAAACGCATTGCTATATCAATATTATGTTATATAGTAGAACCTTGGCCCGGGCCAAAAGTCTTCTCAATCAAAGAATATTACACTGTGAACTTAATTTTGAGGCCGGGGGTAAAAATAACCACTACAACATCTACAATATAGTGACTCTCAACAATTGATTAAGCATCATTATAGAGTAAGTCTACAGTAGATTAGTAGTAATAATATATATAGTAATATGAAGAGTGTTGATATTAGTGCTTACACACAACTACCACTTGTTGTTTTAACAACTCGTAGATTAGTACTACTATTTTAGTTAATGTAGTTCTAACCTTGTTTAGTGCTCTTATTCTTTTTTTGATTGTGCGTATTATTTCTGTGGTTGGGTAAGCACTACAGTGTTAGATAAATAAGTACTACTATTACTACTACTAAGATTAGCACTACAGTAAGTTATTATATTACTATAACCAATGCTTTTAATAATACTATATAAATAAGTACTACTACTATAACGCATTGGTATGATTTAGCTAATATTAATAGTTTTGTTTTAAAAAAGCACGTGATTTTGATTAGAGTATGTATATACTCTTATTCATACTTATATGTCATATATATTAAAAACATATATTAGTAACACATTAGTTATTAGCACTAACATGTTAATAAATAACATATATGGAGATACACCTCCTTACCCTTACCCTATGAGTGACTCCACCTACCCCCCCCCAGTCTTCAGCTAGAGTAGTTATAGTAGTACTAATATATAGATAGTGTTAGTAGTGCTTATACAGCTACCTCTATAGTAGTGTTCGGCTAGAGTAGTTATAGTAGTACTAATATATATAGTGTTAGTAGTGCTTATCACACAGTAGTTATAATAGATATATCATTCTTTGCTTCAGCTGCTCTATAGACAGAGTAGCACTAACTCCACTATACCAGTAACTGAGATGTAGGATTAGAAGTGTCCATCATCTAAGGACTGTGTTACAACAGCATCAGTAATCACGCTGGTAGTGTGGATTGTAAGGAGGAGAGACTTAGTAACTCACCGAGTCAATTCTCTTTACAGTAGTGCCTACTCCTTACAACAGCAGCACGGAGTTACAACCATCAGCACCCCTTTGCTTCAAGGCGAAATTACTAATCACAAGACCTGAGTCTCACTCCTACAATGCGATAGTTAGTAATATTCACTTGTTAGTAGTAGTGCCAGTCTAAGAGTCAAAAGTTGGCACTGTAATAAAAAAAAATAGTGTTAAACTAAATACTATTACTATAAGCACTACACAGACACAGTAGTGCTTACTCTACTACCCACAGTAGTGCTAACACAAATATTGCTATATACCTAACGTTCGGCTACAATAGATTAGCAATGCTTATAGTATAGTAATAGTATAATAGTATAGTTATAGTAGTGCTTACTTAACTACTACCCACAGTAGTGCTAACACATTAAGTATAAACATTACTTAAAGTCAGTCCTTAATCAAATATATCTAAACTGCCTTCAAAGTGGTTCATATATATATGACACTAACAAATGCGTTTAGTAGTAATAATATAATAAGTAATAGTAGTACTAATATAATAAGTGTAAGAAGTGCTTACTTATTAGAGATTCTCTGCTGTTTCAAACATTTATTGAATAAGGATGAATAAGAACTACATATTACTAAAACAAACACTACATGTATCGAATTGATCGTTAGAAATCAATTCGTAATACTTTAAAGAACTAAAAGATATAATAACTAATATAATACATATATAAGTATTTAATCATTGATTACCATTTTACTGCTATCAGTAATATGGTAAGAACTAAAATATAAGGATTAATACTTAAATTAGTTATAATTATATTGATTGAGAGTTTATCTTATTTAATCAGTGCTTAATATAACTAATACAATAATATATCTTATTCAATCATTATAATTGATTAAGTTCTTTAAAGCACTTATATATGTATTATGTTAGTGCTTAATAGAACTAATACAATAATATAGCTCATTCAATCAATTTTTATGTATTAGTGCTTTAAATACTTAAAGTTATAATGAAATTATCTCTTATGGATAATTTCATATAAGTTAGTTCTTTATAGGTGTAATATGTAGTTCTTATTCATCCTTATTCAATAAATGTTTGAAACAGCAGAGAA